CCCACGGTTTCGCAAACTTCCGTAACGGTTGCACCTTGTTTAAGCATTTCGTGGGCTTTCAGTAAATCAATGGTCTTTCTTGCTTCGCAAACTTCCGTAACGGTTGCACCTTGTTTAAGCATTTCGTGGGCTTTCAGTAAATCAATGGTCTTTCTTGCTTCGCTACTGTGCATGCTTTTGTGTTGATATTTTGTCATAAGTTTAAGATTGGTAAGGGCATTATCGTTTTTTATTCCGTTAATATGATGGACAACTTCATCACTTGTTAAGTGTCTACCTATGGCTTTTTCCATAACTAATGTATGCTCTGGAACATATCCCTTTTTATCCGCTAAAGGGTGCTCCGGCATATAGATGTAAATATATCCTGTTGCTTTCGCTGTATAGCCATAATGGTATCTGTCCGTTTCTATGCCTCTTTCTTGCAATCTTCCCCTTACTGTGCTATAAGCGGCATTGAATTTATCGGCTATGTAGTGTAAATCATGCCCCTCATAAAACAGTTGAACCATTTTATCAACATCTAAGTTTAATCGCATGCTATTGCGTTTAAGCCCAAACTTATTCATGTAGTTCATGATAGTTCGCTTGCTAACGCCATAATAATCAGCAACCTTTTGCATGCTTGCAAGTTCTTCATACTTTTGCGCCAGTTCTTCTTTGTTTTGATAACCTTTCATCTTAACCCCCGCTTTCTTGGGCGAATTATTTTCATACATATATTGTAACATAATATCACCTATTTGTCAAATGTCGCTGTTACAAATATGCTTAGAATCACGCCTAGTCGTTACACCTTCAACAAAATTTCTTTTGTCGCTTGGCTCGGTATTACCCTTTCATGGTGGGCTTCACCGAATTAACGGGGTTTCAAGAGGGCAATATTAAAGTTCACCCTCGTACTCTCTGTTACAGTGTTTTACGGCTATTGCCGCCTTTTCCCTATCTTCCAATAGCTTCGCATGAGCTATCTCCGGAATAAAATTATAAGGCATATTCTTTCATCTCCTTTTCATAATTAAAGAAAGCACCTTACCAATGCTTTCTTGATTCATCAAGTGTGGATAGATTTTTCTGTACCCACTTCATATCATGTTTGTTAGCTTCAAAATCTTCTTTCGATATAAACCCTCCTGTCTTGCCGCTTGTTTTTGCTGAACCTGTTGAAGTTGCCGCGTTTTTGTTATTAGCCTGCTCAATCTGTTGCTGCGTTTGGTACTTTGCCATTTCACCTTTTAGGTGTTGATTTTCGTATCTCATATAAGCCTCAGTCAAGCTTCTGCCTTCCTTGTGTTCCTTCCAGACTTCTACAGGAATATCTTCCGGCTTCACATCAGGATAGGCTTCGAGAAAATCGGTGTACTGTTTGTGTTCAGCCTCCTTTTCCTCTCTAGCTTTCTTTTCGGCAAGCGCTTCCTCTCTAAACCGTTTGCTTTCTACAAGCTCATTCAGTAATTCTTCGGGAACATTGGAATACTGTTGCTTGATTCTGTTTTCAAGTTCCTGTTCCTGTAGGGCTTGCTTGTATTCAGCTTCGGTCTTGATTGGTTTGCCGTGCCATTCGTAGCCTTGTTCGGCTATCCATTCGTCACGTGCTTGCTGTGCGGCTTCTTGTCTGGCTCGTTCAACGGCTTTATCGTAGTTCATACCTTTTTGTATGTGCTGTACCGCCTCATCATAAGGCAATTCAAGTTCTTGGTGATTATACTTGACCTTAATTCTTTGCGGTTCTGGTGTCGGCTCCGTCCCGCCTCCGTCTGGTGCCGGTGTCGGTTCTGTTGTCGGTTCTGGTGAAGGTTCTCCACCGCCCAAATTAACTCCATCATCTTCGCTCAGATATGGTTGTCTGAACATTAACATATTTATCCTTCCTTTCGCCTATGGTTTGGCATATGAAAAAGCGGCTTGTTAGCCGCCATTTTCAATCGCTCTATTACATTTTTTACACAAGTCATAACTTCGCTGCCGTTTCAGATCCTTGTACTCCTGCTCCATTAAATTTCCCAGAACATGCTTCATGCCGTAATCCATACAACACAGCAAAACCGTGCCATCAGGCAGTAGTATGTTTTGGTTATAATTGCTGCAAGTACATATGGGATTCTTCAATTCCTGTTTTTCACACCACGCCAGGTCAAGGTTTCCCGCCCTGTCAATCATGGTATTTTCTATGTCATAGCCGTATATTATCGGTATCGTAGCAGGGTGAAGATCGCCGTGCATACTGAACCAAAACTTTTCACATTTAGGTTGATTGTTCGTCACGCGCCTCAATAATTGAAGGTATGCAGGATTGCATTTCAGCTTTGTGTTAAGCTGCCCGTCAGGCACGTGCACACAAAACCACCTAAACGGCGTTTTGCGTAGCCTGTCATACTTGTCTATATCCAAGCTCATTAGAGTGGTGAAAACCGATACAGAATGATTCTGTGCAGCGTATTCCACCATATCTATGGCATCTGGATTTATGAACGGTTCGCACATGCCAGAAAAGTGAATGTCAACTTCTGGCGGCATCTTATCGCACATAAACTTGAAATTATCCAGTGTCAGTCTCCGTTCGCCCATGTACCGGCTTAGCAATACGCTTTGAGGACACATTTTGCATTGCACCGGGCAGCCGATCTGTGTAGTTATTTCAATATGCGGCCTGTATTGTGTACCCATTCCACCAAATCCCCCTCCTCAAAATGTTGAAAATATTCCGTGTACAAATCCCAGTTATTACACGTCAATTCCGGGTATTGATTCATGCTTACAGGGTGCCATAGGTGATAGGCAATGTTTGGCGTTTCAACATAACTGCCTATTGTTGCCTCTGCCATCAGCATGAAAGCGTTGTCCTCATACCCCCATCCGTTGAACCGTTCATCAAAGCCACCCATCTTAAAGTAATTCTCTTTGGTTATCATCAGCATTGCACCGCCTCTGCACCGTTCGGCTCCCCATTTGCGGTATATAGTCAAATCAAGGCTTTTGAGTTCTGTATCGTTTGGCATATTCAATAGTTCATTCGAAGCTTGCCAAGTGAAGTCCCATTTCTGGTTCATAGGAGCCACCCAAGGCACGTTATGGACGATTTTTAGCCCGTTTTCAATAAGGTCAATGTCAAACACCATATCCGCATCACAAAATAGCAGAACGTCACCTTTTGCAGCACTTGCCCCTATATTGTGCGTTGCACTTCTACTGAACGGAGGCATTTCCTGCGTTGGAACGATGATTTCTGCATCGGGTAGCAATGCACGTAGTCTTTTTGTCACCCAAAAATAGTTTTGGTCTCGCCGTCCACCGTCAGGGCAGAACGGCACAATAACGCTTAACATTTCAAACCCTCCTAAAATATTCTTCTGTTACCTCAAAGCTCCCCACATGCCCGCATATCAGGTTGGTATCGCAGAATATCTTGTATCCTGCGTCTGTCGCCCTTTTGCAGAATGCCAAATCCTCTCCGTGATTTGTAGGGAAAAACCACGGCTGTGGCACCTTCTCAAACACTTCACGTTTAATCAAAGTACATGCCATGCCTACTCCTGCAACTTCAATCAAGCCCTTTGGATAGTCAAGGTAAAACTTATCATCCTTGAATATGCAAGGTTCATAGTTTGGCACTCTACGGAAAGCTAAAGCGGAAACAATGTCCTTGTCATGCTCGATTAATTTAATAAGCATATCCGCAGGAGGAACCATATCACTGTCAAGAAATAGCATATAGTCGCAGTCCGATTCAAGGAAATGTTTCGCCGCCTGTTCTCTCGCTTCATATACAAGGCTGTGACCTCTCAATTCATACTCAATGCCTATTCCTCTTTTCATAGTAGTTGCCAGCATTAACGGATAAGAATTGACAAATTGATACGGAAACATTCCAGTATGGGGTATCTCAATTAGTATCTTCATCCCACTTTATTCCTCACAGTTTCGTATTTTGTGGCTTTGTTAAGGTCTGAACCGCCATAGTTTGGGCACTTAGGATTGATACATACCATTTTTAACTCACTATATACGTCCGTGGTGTCAACTTCGCTTACGAGCTTGCTGTCGGCTATTACAAGATTTCCGTCACAATACTTACATTCCAACTTCTCCACCTCCCTCCACGTTATAAGCGTATGGTCTTTTTATGGTTTGCTGAATTAACTGTCTTACTTGCATCTCGTAATTGTCGGGTTCGTTTCTCTGCAACATTTTCAGTTCGTTTTGTGTCTCCGGCGGTAAGGTCGGCAGGATTTCTTCCAACTTGCTCCCCATTAATTCATACATGAATTGTTTATCTTCTGCCTCTCGCCGTCTTTCTTCCGATTCTCTATCATCAATTAAGCCTTGTCTATCAGGAATTACATTGTTTGGTAAGCGTTTCAGGTATTCAACAAAGGTTATCATCTGTTGTGATAACAGATTATCAAGTGTCTGTGCTGCTGTAGCTTCGTTCCATATTGTAGACGGTCCTATGTCAATTTTCAGCTTTAATTTCATCTGTTTTAATATTTCCGTGTCAAGCGGAACGACTTGTTTTACGCCGTCTACTGTGATTTCAAGATTTCTCACAGGATATTCTGTATATTTAGAAGTCCAGAAGTCCATCCATATTCTGCCTACATCTTCTATATAGCTGTAATATCTTCTCTTGATACTGTTCAATGGTACTGCTGTATTTTTCGCTAGTACAATAATAGCTGATGTATTGATCGGTGGGGCTTGCCCCAATGCAGCGTCAGAAACGCCGGCCATTTCTTTGGTGATAGATATAAACCATGTCATAAATTGCATAACGGCTGCCGATAACTGAGCGGGTTGCATATACTGAGCAGCGCCGCCTACGCCGCCTGTATCGGTTCCATTTACAGGAATAGCTTTTGATAGGCTATTTGTCCATTGGTTTATTCTTGTTTGGTCATATAAGACTTTAGGGAATCCGTGAAGCTGAATCCACAAAGCTATCATAGCAGCTTGTTTGTTTATCATAAGCTGATTCGGTATTAATGATGTTGCTTCTGCTTCACCATGCCCTGAACCTTTGCGCGTATACCAATTCATCAATGCTACAGGGTAACGATGCAGGCCAGTGTCCCACTTTTTGCGAATAACAACATTTCTTGTGGATTTTTCAGCCATAATGTGCCATTCATCATTAATCAGTTCTTTTGTGTACTCCAATAAGACAATACATTTGCCGCCTTCGTCCGTTTCTATCTCTGTCCTTGACATATCGCCTGCTTGATTCTCTGTTTCATCATCAGCAACGATATTATCCAAGTCCTCTTTCTTAACACCGTTTTCCTTCGCTTCTCTGCGTACATCTTCAACTTGTCTGCGGAAAGCTAATTGTATATATGGCTGAACCGGACCGAAAGCATCGTTTATTTCTGATGTGTTAGGATCGCCCAACATAAGATTCGCATTATCTATCAATTCACCTGTGAAGTCTTTTGCTCTTTTATCCCAGTACCAATGAGAACACATATCAGCAGACAAGGCAGCGTTCAGTAAACCTTCTTCATTCATTGAATCAACTTTAAGATTTTCCCACTGAGTACGACTGTATTCTGTAAATAGTTTGGCGGTTTCCCTGTAAGCCTGTCCCTCTGTGTCATTGTCGCCCACACCATCAGCGGAAAACTGCATACTTATCATATCTGACATAACGGCAGATATTTTGTAGTCAACAACTTGCTTGACAATGTTCAGAACAGGGGTCGGAAGTCCATTAGCCTGTACGCCCTCCCATTGCTTGCCGCTATAAAATCTCTCGTTCTTATTGCCTGTCGGGAGTAATTTTATTTTGCTTTTATGGTCTAACCCTTGTTGATAGCGATTCCACAATTGCGTATTTTCCATTTAATCACCTTCTTTCGGTATATCTCCGTTATAGCCCATTATGGCATTAAAGCCTTTGTTGAAGTCGTCTTCTGCTTTTGCTTGTTTAATCTCAGTCTTAATGGCTTGTACGGCTTTTACAGGCGATTTAACAGGCGGAGGTACAATACCCTTGCTTGCGTTCATTCCAAGCCGCAATCCTGTTTTAAAGCCTAAATAAGCACAAAGAAAAAGCACTATTCCAATGATAGTGCCAAGTATCGCTATTTGCATAATTATCCTCCATATTCCATATATTCATCAGTCATATTGCCGAAGTAATTATCGGGCTTTGGTTTTTCAAAGTTAAAATTGAAATGCTGCGGTTCTTGTGGTTGTTTTACAGGTATTAAACGTGCTATACAGAAGCATCTTAAACTGTCAGGGTAATGCGTAATCTCATGGGGCTGAGTTGCTACGTCATTAGGATTACGTTCGCTTTTCTGTATAGTCGTAAGATGTTTCCACAGGTCAGGGTCTAAACCTTCGTCAAAGGTCAAATTTGCTGTTTTGTAAGTCTCTCCTGTTTGTTCGTCTCTTGTTTCGTAAGGTCTGAGCCATTCGTGGACATTCAACCAGCCTTGTTCACGGTCATGCAAGAGTTTACAGAGCATTGCGGAAGAAAAATTTAATAATATCCGATGCCGCAAGGGAATTATTGAAATATAACGGCACAGAACGCATTGATGCTTATTATGCCCCTCCTGACCTATGGGATCGCATACAGGACACAGGCAAAAGTGCGGCAATGGTGGT